TGCCAGTGTATTAAAGTCAGAGAAGAATTTAAATATCAATAGAATTTTTTCTTATTCTTTCTAACTCATCATTAAGTATAAGAACTAGGTTAACTAAGTCACCTACCTCTCGACCTAACTTAACTAAGAACTTGTCGCTTGTTATTACTCTGTCGTATGGAAAGCCATTGTTAGCTACGTTGGCTTTATCCATTCGTTTTAAAAATTTTTCTATTGTAAGGTCAGTCATTGTTTTATCTTATACCCTGAGTATGGATAGAAATCTCTTATGATTCTTTTAACTCTTTCAACTTTATTATCTCTAATTAATTTCTGAATAATATTTCTAGCGTGATCAGGTTTAGATAAGTTCATTTTCTCTGCTAATTGTAAAGCATTTATTACACCAGTATTTTTTATTATCTGATACGCTTGTGCTTTCTGATTGTTTAATTTGTTTGTTGCTTGATAAACTTTAAACTCTGGCAACCTACCTACTTGACCCATAGCAATAGCTGATTCTTTTAGTAGCTTACCATATAATATTTCTTGTTCGACTGATATTTTAAATTGTTGTTGTGTTGCTTTCATTATCTTTCTCCATTAGTTTTTCAAATTCTTCGCCACTTAGTATTACAAGTGTCTGTGGTTTACCAGTTTTTCTTTTGTAGAATGCTATGTCTCTTCCTGTTAGCACTGTGAATGGGCTAGGGAAACTGGACTTATCCCTGTACTTTACTTCTCCCACCAGTTTTCTTCCGTTGATGTTGAGGTGGATGTCACCTGAGTATTCTCCTCCGAGTGCACCGCTGAGCGGTACTCTCTTGGCTTCGATGCCAATTTTTGTGAGCCATTTGACGAACCAGTTTTCGTGGTAAGTTCCTTTGAGTTTATTTTTGTTTGCCATGTATCCCTCTGATAGCAGTCTAAACATATAATGTAATGTCTTACTGGTTCTATGTTAGCTAGTATTGCTACAAATAAATCTGAATCAACATTACAAGCTTCACATATTGCTGACTCTTGCCTTAGTTTCTTTGAAGTTGATCGTGATCTCACAGCCAAGAGCGTCTAACCAACACGTAAACAAGAAGCCTGATGGCACTCGCTTGTGTTGCTCCCACTTATGAATGAGTGATGAAGCACACCCAATCCTATCTGCAAGTTCTTCTTGTGATATACCAAGTGTGCTTCGATGATCAACCATCTGCTCGATAAGTTTTTCATACGACCCTGTAACATAAGTCTCATCTTTATAATTCGGAAACCTTTTTATCTTTGATCTCACTTGCCAATGCTAGGTATCCTATAGCATCTACGATTGAGTCTTCTTTGTACCCACCGCTTGATATCCTAGCTAGTTTCATTTGTGCTAACATAATAGGTACTTGCCACGTTTGTACAGTATGATCAAGTACCTCTGACCAAGCGCGTGCAATCATTAGCATATTAATATGAGGATCTCCGTACTGATTGTTTCTATCTTGACTAATTAATTGGTTGGCTTCGTGTAATACTTTGTCTCTGCGTGTCATAAATATTGGCTCAGCTTTCATTGTTATCTTCCTCTTCTTTAAAATAAACTCTTTCTTCTTCGTCTATTAATTTTTCTTCTAATAAAATTAGTAAAGCTAGTAACTCATCTCCTCTGTTTCTAACTCCTGTTCTATTTTTTTCTACTGCGTCTAGCTGTATAATACTAGCTACTCGTTTGAGCCTGTCAATTACTTGTTGAGAAGAAGTCATTTATATTCCTCCAAAGTAAAGAAGTCTAAGAAACTTTCAGTGATAGTACGTTCTTTAGGTTTTGGTTTTTCTTTTGGTTTTAAAGTATAAAGCACATACTTTAATTCATTCTTAGTTAATCTTAGATACTTAGCTATATCTTCGTTAGGTATTTCACCACTAAATGCTAAGAAGTGTGCTTCTTTAATTAAACTATCTGGGTATTTCTTTTTCATTTGTTCCTCCGTTTGGTGTGTGGGTAATTAAGTAGCTACTTAAAAACCCACAGCTTGTGGTCTATTTAATACGATTAATTAACACACGACAATTAGAATGGTATCTCATCGTCTAGTTGATTAACATTTGGTAATGGTGCAACTCCTCGTTTCTCTTCAACACTAAGAGACAACCATTTCTTACCATCCTTTTCTTTAGTCCAACCTGATACACGCATATCTTTATTGGTAGCGTAATTATCTATGTTGCCACTAAAGTCTGGTCTGTTCTCGTTGTCACCTTTATCATTGGTAAACATAGCGCCAACTTTTTGATACAGTTTCATTATCTTTTGACCAGCTTGTGTTGTATCACTCACAACAATAACATCTCTGTCATTACCTTCTAAGTTTATCTTACCTTGAAGTACCATCTTTGTTGTGTCTCTTGGTGAGAATACTGCACCTCTGTTTGTGTTATCATATTCAGCCATCGTTTACTCCTTTTTGTTGTAGCTGTTGCGTTGCAAACATTTGTCTAATAGCCGCTCTGACTATCATACCTTTTGATTCTCCAATAGAATCTGCTTGCGCTTGTATTGCATCAAGCATTGCTTGCGGTAGAGATATATTAACTGCTGTCATTTTTTTATTTTCTGATTGAGGTCTACCAACCTGTGTCATTACCTTTTCCTTTCTGATCTTGTGCATATTTGTTTCCATCCATCTCACCTAAGAATACATCTGCATTAAATCCTAAGTGTGATAGTGCTTTAGTAAGGCCATCAGTGATAGCCATCTTTGGTGCATCTTCTGCAAGTCTGCCCTTGCCAGCATCAAAAAATTTACGACAACCATTAAATGGGCCGAATATATTTTTCTCATCTGCGTGTGTCCATACTGATACACCTGACACCACAGCTACATCACCATTATTAAAGTGAATGTATTCTGTTGTTGAGTTCCAACCCCAACCTACACCTACTGCTCCAAACTGTTCGGTAATACTTCTTACCTGATACTGCGGATCAATAGCTGTAAACTTACGCGCCCCAAAACCTACTGGTTTAATATACTTAGGGTCAGTCTTGCTTACCTTATTCCATAACTCCATGTGTTTATTCATAGTCCTTCTCCTCTGTTTATGTCTGGCTCTTCATCTCTTTCAATGTATCCCCAGAACTCTTTGATCATATCTAATAATGTTGCAGTATAACTTTCATCGTATGGTATCTTAGTCCAATCCCATTTAAGATTGCCAAAGATAACAGAGAGATAACAACCATCTGCTTCTGCTAACCACATATACAATTGCATTTGTGCTTGATAATACTCTGATACTTTCTTCATATTATTAAAAGCATTAGTATGTTTAGCTTCAATAATATTACAACTAGTATCTAATGTGCTTAGTAAAACCTCACCATCAATCGTTCCTTTAATCTTAACACCATCTAAATCTCTTTTAAGTTCTAGTTGTTTGTTAGTAATTAAATGATCTTCTTCACGCTCAAACCAAGAGAGATTTAAATCCTCTGTTAGTATGCCAATCTGTACTGGTAGTACATGATCTAAATTGTCTGGTTCAATGCGACCTGTTTTAATCTTCCATAATTCTAGCCACTCTCCACGCATAATCTTAACTGCATCAGAGCCACCGATAAAACCTTTTCTATTCATAATATCCTCCATATTATATATTATTATTACATAGTATAAGCAGTTGCAAGGGTTGTCATACGTTAATTAATCGTCTTTATTGGCGTATATTTTTATACTGTTGCATTACTTCTTGTGCTATTCTTCTACGCTCTTCGAGATTAGGTATATCTTTTTTAATCTCTGGTTCTTTTGGTACTACCTTAACTCTTGGCCTAGTTTTAATTATCATCTGTCGAATGAGTCCTTCGTTTGGTGTGGTTCTTGGGCTGTCAATGATATACTGTGCTATCGCTTTTGTTATTTCTTCTTTGCTGTATCCTTGCAAGGCATCACACCATGAGTTCATGTATGCTTTGTAAACCTCTGGTTGCATATTAGTTACAAAGAATTTGTGTCTCATTACTGCAACTTGTACTGCTATCCAGTTCCTGTGTTCTTTTAATTCATCTTGTTCCATATTAAATCCACTTGTCTTGGTGTGTTTTGTTTGTATATTGCAGAGAGATGTAAGTTAACAATGCGTTTCTCCCTGTTCGTAGATTGTGACCCCTGCTTAGTTCCTCCATTCTAAGCAGGGCTTTCGCTTATAATTTCTATTGTTGAGGATATGGGCTTACTAAAACGTTTGCACTAGGTTCTAATGTTTCCATTTTATTTTGTACATACGCTTCAAACTGTGTGTATTCAGCAACGCGTTTGCCATTACCCACGTCAATCATTTCTTTTACAAAAACATAGCCACTTTTTCTTAGATCATACATGCGTGATGCTAATCTTAAGCAACCATATAGTTGCAACGCTTCAAACGCAGTGATCGAATTGCCTTCATCAAGATGTTTTCTTATCTGTTTTGTCTGTGAATCTGTCATTGTGTTAGTTCCTCTGCATCTTCTACAAAATATTCTCTGCGTATATGGTTTGCTTTATATTCTTTTGGATAAGAAGTGCCGCCATAAAATGCCGCTACATTGCGTGCTTTGTTTTCTGCATCATTTATACTTTCAGCATCGACCTCAACGACTGTGCCTTCTTCAAGGTTAATTATTACTTTATATTTTTTCATCATACCCTCATACTACATTCATCAAAATCTGTTCCTAGTTCTTGTCTCCACTGCCAGTAGTCATCTATTGCCATCTCTTCTAAGCAAGCAACAGCGTGTTCCATTGCTCTTTCATCGAATATTAATTTTTCTTCTACATCAAATCCACCTTTTGTAGTTTCGTCTATTGCGTGTATACTAAATGATATCATAGTAAACTCTGGGTCTTCCTCCACCTCTCTATAATGGTAGTTCATACGCCCATCATCATCTAATCGAAACATGGCTTCGTATGCTGTGTTATCTTTATTAAAGTATGCAGAGAATGTCTTGTCTTGTGTGCGTACAGGATCGGGTGACCCTGTTAGCACTTGGTTTAGTTTCTCTAGTCCTTCCATCATTAGTTCCTCCATATTACTCATTGTACAATCCCTCTCTCTCTGCTTTTGCTTCCCAGTTTTTCAATGCTCTTTTCTTAAACTTGTCAGCGTCAAAGTTAGGGTTGGTTTTTCTCAGTGCATTAGTCATAGTTTCAACATCGGTAGCCCACCCCAACAAAGGGGCGAACTCATCCGCTATAAATTCGAAATGTTGTCTTGTTAGTTTCATTTGATTTCCTCCATTTGCTTTTTAAATTGTTCGTAAACTTTTAACTTGTTTCCCTTTAATCCAAATTGCTTTTTAACAATAGCATAACAGCTTTTACCTCTTGATAGTTTCATTCCATGCAAAGCCTCAAGCTTCAAACCTACAAGCAATGTCTTATTCCTAAAGTTTAATATATTGTCTGTACCTGTTATAATCATTTAATAACCTCCATGTTGTGTAACTACGTTAGCAGACTGGTTGCTGGTGTCA